AAATTAAGATGACGCAAACGGCCGGAGGCACGGCCTATAACGCATCCGTCCGGTATGACCAGAACGTTGTGTGTGGTCACACGCACCGCGCGGGACTGGTCCAGACGTCCCACGGTTACGGGGGCCGCATGCGGTCCAAAATCGGTATGGAGATTGGCCACATTAGCGACATGTCTAAGGTCACGTACCTGGGCACCGGTTACGCGAATTGGCAAATGGCGTTTGGCATGCTGCACGTTTCCGGTAATCGGGTACAGCCTCAAGTAATTCTCATGGCTAATAACGGATCGTTCATCTATGACGGGATGCGGTTTGAAAATGGCAAGATTAGGAAGGCTGCATAATGAGTTACAATCCGGAAGACTTTGTTAGCCTCGCTCGGTCGGTTGCGCGCAGCTTTGCGCGTGACTGGCCCGGCATTGACGCCGACGACTTGCACGGCGAGTTGAGCCTAAAGCTGGTCGAAAAGCGGCACTTTTTCGAAAAGACGACCGGTAACCTTAACGGCGCGGTTGGCGCCTATCTCCGAAAGTATGCAACCGAGTATTGCGCTAAGGAGCGTTACCGTGCCGTTTACGGCACCCCCCATTACATGTACGGGACCGATGAGGTAGCGGTCCTCCTGGAGGTCTACTACCTCCCCCGGGACGCGTGGGCAGAGGCTAGCCCTACGGCCACGTACGGCCGCGAAAAGGTTCGCGACGGGCGATCCATGGTGACGGCCCTGGTTGACGTTGATAAGGCCTATCAGGGGCTCACAGAGGCGCAAGCGAGCACACTCCGGGATGACTGGGAGTACGGCCCCGGGGAGGCCGCCAACCGTAACGGCAAGTCCCTTGCCACGTGGTCTAGGGCTCACTCCCGCGCGGTAACCCGTTTGCGTGACCTCATGAACAATGAACGGCTTATCGCTATCGACGAACACGACGGCCCCGGGGCCCGTAAGCGCATGAGTAACAGTTCAGCCCAAGCAATCACTAACCGATAAGGAGAGAACCTGTGAGCGATTCTAAGGCAGACTTTTACCGTAAGAAGTATGAGCAGAGTTTTAGCGACGCGTTTTTCGACCCGACCATTATCGGCCCGACGATTAAGGCTAAGGAGCCGGAAAAGCCGGGGAAGGTTGCTAACGCCATCGCGTACACGATCGTCTTTATCCTCATGACGGCCCTAGCGTTTGTGTGGCTGGGATTCCTCGCAGTCCTCATCATGATGGTATTCGCCCTCCCATTCCTTAAGGCCTATGCGGCTGGAGTGCTTTTCAACATGGTTCTTGTCACCACTGCAAGCAATAAGAAGACTAAGTAAGGAGCATTACAATAACTACTGAGATTAACTGGGGACCTACCGGCCAGACTGTCTATGAAAGGACTTATTCCCGCCCTAAGGCGGACGGCAGTAAGGAAACGTGGCCCGAAACGGTTACCCGTGTCGTTGACGGTAACCTAGGGCTTGTCCCCCCGGACGCTATCGAGCCGGGGGAGCGGGAGGATCTAATTTCCTTTATGCAGGATTTCAAGATCCTTCCCGCCGGACGGCACCTTTGGGCCTCTGGCGTTAAGGGACGTCAGTATCTTTTCAACTGTCACATAGCCCCCTGGGACGTTAAGCGTCCCGAACGACATTTCTCCTTTGTGTTCCTCCGCCTCATGGAAGGTGGAGGCGTAGGGGCCAACTATTCAGACGACCGCCTTAACGGCTATCCGGAAGTGGCTAACGTTCTAGACGTTCACATTGTGTGCGACCCTGAACACCAGGACTATGCGGCCCTTAAGGACGCTGGCCTACTGTCCACCACCTACACCCCCGATTGGGTCGGGGCCTATGAGGTGGAGGATTCCCGCGAGGGTTGGTGCACATCCTTGGAGCATCTGATTACAGACGCTCACAACTGGAATCTCATGCACCGTGCGCGAGTCTTTGACGTATCCCGCGTGCGGCCCTCTGGGGCGCGCCTCAAGGCCTTTGGCGGTAGGGCCTCCGGCCCCCTGCCGTTGGCTCAAATGCTTAAGAGCGTTTCTGGCATCCTCAACAGTCGGGGGAAGTACCACGGAACCCTAACGGGTATGGATGCTATGGAAATTGACCATGCCATTGCGGAATGTGTCGTTAGTGGTGGCGTAAGGCGTTCCGCCCGTATGGCAATGAAACATTGGAAGGATGCGGATGTTATCGACTTTATCCGCTGTAAGGAGGACAGCGGGAGTCACTGGACGACGAACATTAGCGTCATTGTGGATCAGGAATTCATGGATGCCCTTAACGGTGACCTGGGCCTAGAATGGCAGATGAACGCTACCCGCGTTATGGACGAAACCGTAAACGGCATGCTGGTTAACGGTGAACCTGGTTTCTTCAATCAGACGCTAGCCCAGGTGGGCGAGGTGGATCCGATAGAGGCCACTAACCCGTGTGGCGAGATTCCAGGGCCACAGATGATGGCATGTTGCCTTGGGCACGTGAATATGCAAGCCTTTGTTAAGGACAATGGCAAGCCGGATTACGAGGGCCTCATTAAGGCTCACCGGCTCGTAACCAGGTTCCTTATCCGTGCCACGTTCGGCGATTTCACCGACGCCGAACAGTTGGCCGTAATGCGACGGGAACGGCGTATCGGGGTTGGGCATTTTGGCGTACAGGGTCACCTAAACCTTAGAGGGATCCGGTATTCCGACGCTCCTCACGATTGGCGTTACCATTACGACCTAGAAGAGCTTTACGACACGGTAAGGGATGAGGCGCGAGAGTACGCCTTTAAGCTCCGCATCCCAGAGCCTATTAAGGTAACGACTGTGGCGCCCACGGGGAGCATTGCCAAGCTTCCCGGGGTGCCGGAGGGCGATCAGGCCATTTACGGCCGATACTTTCTACGGCGCATCCGCTTTTCAGCGGTTGACCCTGAACAAATGGCACAAGTCGCAGACTATGAGGCCCAGGGATACCAGGTAGAGGACTGCATTTACGCGGCTAACACTAAGGTAGTCACCATTCCCACTAAGGATACTTTGATTGCGGAAATGGAGGCACGGGGTCTAGACCCCGATATTGTCGAGTCGCAGGACCAAATCAGTCTGGAAGAGTCCATAGCCTTTCAGGCTATGTATCAGACCTATTACGCGGATAACGCTATTTCCCATACGGTGAACATCCCGGAGGGGAGTGTTACCGCAGATGAGCTTAAGGCGGTACTGATTAAGTATCTGCCCAAGCTTAAGGGGACAACCATTATGGTTGATTCCTCCCGCCCACAGTCTCCCTATGAGCGCATTACGCGTGAAGAGTATGAGGCTGCAAAGGTTAAGAGTGTCTCTGACGCCATCGATTTGGAGTGTGCAACGGGAGCGTGTCCGATCCGGTAAAGGATCGGCGGGTTAAGTATCTCTCGCATTACGGGGTCCGTTTCTGTTGTGTCTGCGGATGGACGGAAATGGACCTCGTTCTGTCGGGGGATTCTTTCTCTGCCGAATGGTACGAAGAATGCCCTAACGGTTGCTTTGGAAAGGAAACATACGATCTTGCGTGTAACGCTAATCGCAAAGACTGAAACCAATTACTATGCAATGGAGGACGCTACCGATGGACTGTACGACCCGGAAGGGTACGTAAAGGAAAACGGCGTTGGCGCCGACGACGTAACTAACGGTTGCGATTCGGTCCCCGTATTCGGGGGCCGTGCCTGTTATCAGTCTTGGCATAAGCCTAATCCGGGTACCGCAACCGAAATGGGGTACCTAAAGAACATTCTTGACCAGGGTCATTACAGTGTTCTAGAGCATTCCTCCGCCACATTCTATGTGACAGGCGTTAGCCGGAACATGACGCACGAACTGATTCGCCATAGGCACTTGTCCTATTCGGAAATGTCACAGCGTTACGTGGACATGGAACACTCCCGAATGGTTATCCCTCCCGCCCTTCAGGAGGAGCACGGGGGAGCAGCAACAGCCCCCCTACCGTGGGCCCCTCTAAGGGACTATGAGGCGACGGTAAACCGGCTCAAGGCTTCCGGCCTTAAGCGTAAGGAAGCGCGGGAGGCCGCTAGGGCGGTCCTCCCCGGAGGGACGGAAACCCGGATTGTCGTTACCGGCAACATGCGTGCATGGCGCGATTTCCTGAATAAGCGTTGGCATGTGGCGGCAGACGCAGAAATTAGAGAGTTCGCCGGAAACATCCTCGGACAGCTTAACGATATCGCCCCTGGGTGTTTCCAGGATTTTGACACACTCAATCCAATTGGAGGTTAAATGGCTATCGTGGAAAAGGTTTCCACCTATTACGAGTGCACGATTTGCGGCATGCAATATTCGTGGCCCATTGAATCCTGTATGAATTCTACCGACGCTCAACACCAGGCCGGAGGCGGTGGGGGTGGCGTTGAGGGCGAGGGGTGACCATTAGCCGCATAAGTTGGGACGCATACTTTATAGGCGTAGCAAAGGCTGTAGCGGCTAGAGCCGACTGCACTAGATCACAGGTTGGTGCGGTCCTGGTCAAGGACAATCGCATCATGGCTACCGGCTACAACGGGGCCCCCTCAGGGGCCCCTGGGTGCCTCACTGCGGGCGCATGCCCTAGGGGGAGGCTCACCTACTCGGAGCGGCCTCCAGGGGGCGCATATGGCGACTGTATAGCCGTTCATGCGGAGCGAAACGCGTTGGAGGAGGCAGGCAGGCGAGGAACCATTAAGGCAACCCTGTACGTCACCAGGGCCGCGTGTGACGAATGCGAGGCAGCGATTTGGAAGTCTGGCGTTACCCGTATTGTGTGGGATAGCCCAGAAGGAATCATGTCCCTAACGTAAAGAAACCCCCAGGCTAAATGCCTGGGGGTTTTCGTCATGTCGAGTTATGCCGCGAGCGTCTTACTCTCGATGGAACGGTCTACCTGGTAAATCTTGTAAGCGCCGTAGCCCACGTGTTCGTGGTAAAAGCCGAACCGGTCACCGAAACCGTGACTAGTAAAAAACTTAGCCCAGTAGTGGACGCGTTCCCAGGCTTTATCCTCGCCTGTAACGGTCTCCACATACTCGTTACGGCTAGCCTTTGCACGCTTAGATGTGCGTGCAATGCGAGAGTCACCCATAAAGTCACTTCCTAAGTGCGTGGCTGGGTTTAGGGCCCCCTAATTGGCCCCGCCCCTTCCAACAACCTCATTGAAGCACACACGTAAGGGGTGTGCAAGCACTGCCCTAAGACTCACTGCGGGGAGCCTCAACTCCCCATAAAGGGAAGCGACTTGACAGGCGGGAGGTAAGTAAGTAAGTATCTATCAACCCCGGGGAACGGGGTCATCACTAACCTACATACTTACTTACTGACCTGGGGGGATCCCGCCAATGATCGTCACCGAACGGCCCATGCCGGACGAAACGGTTTATACCGGACTTATGGGGCGTACCGTGCACGCGTTGAAGACAGGCACGGAGGCTGACCCCGTAGGGGTCCTAGGGAGCCTCCTAGTCGGTTTCTCGGCCCTAGTCGGTCCGCAGGCCCGTATCAAAATCTCGGCCCTTGACAATCATCCCGCACTTGTTTGGGCACTCCTTTTGGGGCGTACCTCGGACGGCCGTAAAGGCTCCGCAACCTCGGCCGCTAAGTACCTCCTAAATATGGCCGTTGGGGACTTTTTCAAAGAGTGCACCGTTAGCGGCATCTCATCGGGCGAGGGACTCATTAAGGAAGTGGAGGATCCCACCCCGGAAGAGTTGGAAGAAATGCAAGAAATGTTGGCCCTTTCGGGTAGGCCAACGGCCATTGATCCCGACCTAATTGGGGACCAGCGACGTTTCGTCATCGAAACGGAATACGCTAACCTCATGAATCGTTCCGCTAAAAGCGGTTCCCTTTCTGGTGTCCTCCGTCAAGCATGGGACGGCGACGACCTTAAGACTCGGACCAAAAAAGGCAGCATGACAGCTACCCGTCCACACATTGCGGTTTTGGGCCACATTAGCCCGGGGGAGTTCCGGGACATGATGCGCGCTAAGGAACTTGCCGGAGGTAGCTATAACCGGTATCTCATCCTTCACGTTCACCAGTCACAACTTTTGCCCGACGGCGGCACCGTGGACGAAAAGGACCTTAAGTCGTGCGCTAAGGAACTTGCCGATAACGCGGACAAGATCCGTTCGGGTGGAGATATTCTCATCACTCGCACTAAGGACGCGGCAGAGTACTGGACCGACTACCTTTATGCGGCGATCGATAAGGAAAACCCGGAGGATGAGACGCTAGCCCAGTTTACGGCCCGTAGGGCGCCGTACACGCTTAGGCTGGCTGGCCTTTACGCTATGGCCGATGGGCGGCAGCACATCGGGGTGAGGGACCTTAAGGCAGCTAACGCGCTCTTCAAGTATTCGATGGAGAGTGCGGAGTACACCCTTAAGCAGGCTTACAGCCGCACGGAGGCCCCTCCGGTCACCAATCCTCTTGCAAGGGCCCTGTATGACGCTGGGGATGATGGGCTAGCCATTCAAGAGATTAGGGGGATTGTGGGCGGTAAGACTCGTCCGGAAATTAACGAAATGCTGGCCAGTCTACCCGTGGACTCTAAGCTAAGGCGTAACCCTACGGGCCGACCTTCGCAGGTGTTCTATTGGATTGGGGAGGATGGCGCGGACGGGTACGTCTAATTATTACGCCGTAATAGCTAAGGGCCCCTCCGGGGGCCCTAAGCCTATGTCAGGATTTATGACGATTTATGATCATAAGGCAACCCTAAACGGACATAAAGAAAGGGCCCCCTTTTGGGGGCCCTAATCTTTAGCGCTCCTGCCGGTCCATCGTCCACCCCGGAAGAGGGGCGGTAACCCGCGTCCAAATCTCCGTCCATTCCGGAGTTTCAACCGTAACCCGGTCCACGTTATCGAACCGGTGGGCCTTGACCATGGTGTCCATTCCCAGGATCTCCGCATCCTCCGGAGTAACCTCCATCCGGTTAAACCCGGGGAACCCCTCCGTGGAAAGGTTCTGGTTTCCGGCCCACATGGTGACAAAGGCGAGGATCTTAGCCATTGTTAGCGCTCCCTATTGAGTTAACCCTTAGCGCCGGTTAGGTTTCCCTCCCGACAGACAGAACTTTAGCCCCTTAGCGCTTTAGGCGCAACCCCTAATCGGGGGTTGCACACCCCTAGGGTGTGTGCTCTAATAGTCCTAACGGCGGGGCCGATAGGGCGGCCCTCCACTAACCCTTAAGGGGTCCCCAAATGTTCGTCCTCTCCTACATCGAGATCACCACCACTGCCACGGAGCACGGCATGTCGGGCGAGGGTGCGTTCACTGTCTACAGTGAGGATGGGGCCTTTTCGCGCCGCTTTAGCGACGTGTACGAGGGGATGGACACGGCCTGGGACATGTACGTATCTGACTGCTTTTACGCCATCACCGTTGAGCACGTCACCTACTACTACACCAGCGAGGAAGAGGCGCGGCGCGTCCCCTTCTATGCGGCGCCGCAGACCCGGGAAGCGATCGACGGGTGGCGCGAAATGGCTTACGCCTGCTAAGGGCGCCCACCCCTTTAGGGCCCCTCCGGGGGCCCTTTGGCGTTTCCGGGATTAGGGGGTTGCACACCCCTTAGGGGTGTGCTTTAATTAACCCAACGGGCGGGATTAGGGCCCCGCCTTCAGCGGAAAGGGCTTTAGCTATGATGGACACGGTTCTTTGGCACGACGCAGGCACCCCGGTTGCACGGTGTGTGCACTGCCTTGAAAAGGCGCCTGGAGGGCATTACACGTGCACGGTAGAGGTTCCGTGCCAGGACTGCTACGACGCGGCGGCCTACTGGGCCGAGGAGGCCTCTAACTATCTCGTGAACGATTACGGCCCCCAGGGCGACTAGGAGCGTGAACCACGAGGGCCCCTACGGGGGCCCTTTCCTTTAGGCCGGAACAGACAAAAGCCACAAAAGGGACAAAAGCCACAAATCGGACTAGTCCCTAAAGTCCCTAATGTCCGATTAGGGGGTTTTATCATCATATGGTGGACGACGGGGTATTTATCATCTCATGGCGCCCATTGGGCGAAATATTAGACATGCCTAACCGGGAAAATATTTTCCCTAAGGGGTTGCACACACCCTTAGGGTGTGCCATAATTAAGACATCGAAAGGGGCAAGGGGCCCCGGGGAAAGGGAAACGAAATGGCCACGCTGAAGACTCGCCGCGAGAATGACGGAACCTACTCCTTCAAGGTTATCGCGTCGGACGGATACGGCGCTAAGGGCCCCTGGAGCCGGACCCAGGCTGTAACCCCCTGGGGGGCCCGTGTACAGGGCGCGGAGTACCTGAAGATGGAGCAGGACGCGGAGGCCTGGATGGCAGCGGAGGAGGCCAAGCCTAAGGGTCACACCCACGGTGGACACGGAACCGGGGACTTTGCGAACACGTGCGAGAGCTGCAACGCCTAACCAGGGGGGCCCGAAAGGGCCCCTTTCCTTTTGCCCTTAATCGGACATGTCGCTAATGTCCACTATGGGCGGACTTATGGCAATAAATCATCATAAAATGGGCATACCCGAAATGTCGGAAATGTCCGTTAAGTCCGAAATGTCCCTTTTGTCTAGCCTGCCGGATATTAGAGGCTAACACCTAAAGGACAACCCCTAAGGGGGTGGTGGATTATTACGGCGTAATAGCTAAGGCCTCTAAGGGGAGTTGCACACCCCGCTAGGGTGTGCTTTAATAGAGACATCGCAAGGGCAACGGGTTAGCGGAGGTAAGGCAATGGAAACGGTCCGCGTGTTCTGGAAGTGCACGACTAAGGGTTGCAAGTCTCACGCGGTTACCGACCTTGAGGCCCAGCGCGGTGGGCCGGTCCTTACCGGCGAATACGCGCCCCTCTGGGGCAAGTTCCACGACATTCACGCCTGGATCTTCGGTGGCACCCCGGAGGTAAAGGAGGCAATGCGCCTCCTGTACGCCGCTAACGGCGCCTCTTGTGAGGCGCACGGCCCTATGGCCGGTAAGCACCTTAAGGGGACGTACAACCCGGAAAAGGTTTGTGACGGCCGTTGCACAAACGCTAAGAGCGCCGCGTGCGACTGCCAGTGCGGCGGGAAGAATCACGGTAACCGTTGGGCCTAACGGCCCCGGGGCCCCCGAAAAGGGGGCCCCTTAAGGGGTTGCACACCCCTTACGGGTGTGCTTTACTTAGGGCAACGACAAAGGGGAGGGGCTAACCGTGGCAACGGTGCTCAAGTGGACGCGGGTTGAATCGGGTCAGTATCACGCTTACGGGGAAACTCACTCTTACTACGTTGAGTGCCACAAGGATAATTGGCGTATCCGCATCTTCAAGGACCTTAAGCCTGTCGCCCTCAACTACTACGGCGACAACAAAAAGGAAAACGTGATGCTGGCTAACGCGTTTGAGAACCTGGGGGACGGTTACCGCCCGGAGGACCACGAGCACCGCGAGCGCATCACGGAAGCGGTAGCGATAACCCATAAAGCGATTATGGCCGAGCTTATGGGGGACGTAGACACGGAGGCCGCTAACCCTGTAGCGTCCACCCCGACGGAGGGAAACGGAATGGACGACAACGACATTGAGCGTATTACCGGTGAGACCCCGGAAACCCGCGCGGTAATGCGGGCCCTGGGAACCGAAACCGACATGCACGTTCAGGCCGGGGAACGGTTCCAAATGGGATCCGTGGAAGAGTACGCGAAGGGCGCCCGTAAGTGGCTGGGTGACCAAACGGAATTGACCGGGAAAGAAATCGACAACGCGGATTACAGCGTTGCCCTGGAATGGTTCCGGGAAACGGTTGGGTGGGTTGACCCCAACGCCACTAACCCGCTAAAGTCTGAATCACAAGCCAGCGGAAAGGGACACAAGGTGTCTGAGTCTAAGCTTTTCAGTGCGGCTAACCGGCAAGCCGTCCACCACAAGGACGATGCCGAAAAGTGCAACACCGTTAAGCGTGCTGCGGCACGTGAGTACAACGGTTTCCCCATCCTCTCCCTGGAAGAGGCGGGCGACATTAAGCCGTGCGCCAATTGCGTCACCGAGGTTGAAGCGGAGTTGATCATCATGGCGGAGGCCCTGGAGGCCCCTACGGACACCACCCCCGACCCGGAGGTGGAGGCGCCCCAGGAGGACGCGCCGGAGGCCGTAGAGGACAGGGACGCCCCCGATGGAGGGCATGCGGAGTACTCCGCCTCTATGGAGGCGAACAAGCCGGAGGACGAGGCCCCGGAGGAGGACGACGACGACACGGAGGAGGAGGAGGCCCCGGAGGCACGGGCCTCCCGTGAGTTCGGCGTGGCTGACCCCTGGAAGGCATGGGAAAACTGGGGAGCTATCGCTAAGGCCAGCAAGAACCGCCCGGGGGGCGAAAACGCTTACCAGTATTGGGACGACCGGGTAACCCGGATTGGCGAGATTCTCGGAGCCGAGTAGAACCCCTAAGGGGGTTGCGCTAACCCCGCCCCTTAGGGCATAATCGTAAGCAGAAGGGAGCGGGGGCCTAAGGGCCCCCCTCCTAACCCCCAGCGGATATCAGGGAAAAGGAACCCCAAAAATGGCGCGCAAGATTATTGAACTGGTCGAAATCACGGATGACCTTACCGGCGAGATCATCCCGGAGGAAGACTCGGACATTGTCCGTTTCTCCCTGGACGGTGTGGCGTTTAAGCTGGAAACCGGTAAGGAGCAGGCTAACGGATTCCGCGAAATGCTCGCTAAGTACATCGCTTGCGCGACCGTCGATGAGGACGCGGCCCTTACGCTCGTCCGCAAGCCTGCTGCCGCCCCTGTCCGGACGCGCACGGCTACGGGGCCGCGCCGCAACACGGGTCACAACCTGGTCATGGTCCGCTCGTGGGCCCTGGGTGAGGGTTACGAGGTAGGGGACCGGGGACGCGTCCCCCTCCAGGTTAAGGAGGCCTACGCTAAGGCGCACGGAGTGGAGGTTGAAGACCTTATGCCCGTAAAGGGCTAAAGCTAGACCGGAAACGAAGAAAGGGCCCCCGCCATTACGGCGGGGGCCTTATCTGTATCTAGGGGTTAGTTACCTACCTACTTACTCCCCCTCGGGGACGTCCGTGTAAAGGGCCTCCAGGACCTTAGAGTCATGCTCGGTAAGCGGCACGGTCCGAGAGTCCACGTTGACCCCTAGGACGCCCGCCACGGCCCCCAGGACGAGCCCCGTGGGGAGGTTGTGGAGGTAGAACGCGACTAGGGGGAGTAGGGCCGCTACAGCGGCGTACAGTCGTGCACGGTTACGGTCTAGAAAGGTCATTAGCGTTTTGCTCCTTAAGGGTTGCGCGGGAGAGATCCCGCATGTTTTAATCGACGTGTCGCCCTAAGGGGGGCGACTAGCCCAGCGGAAAAGGATTAGGGAATGGAATACGACGACACGGAGCCGATTAGCATTACGGGTCAAGAACTGATCGTAGCTCCGTGCTACAACTGCGAAAATCCGGTTACGTTCATGCTCGCTAACAAGGATCGAATTATGGGGATCCCGGTTCTCCCGTCCACTAACCTTCCCCCGGACGTTAAGCGAACCCCGGGCGGTTTTGCCATCCGGGAATTCACCCAAGAGGAAATGGCGGAGGCAAGGGCTAACCGAAAGCCGCTATGTCTCACGTGTGCGGAGCGACAGGCAACCGCCATTAGGTCACGGGGCATGGTGGCCCCGCCCATCGACCCTAGCGCGTACGACATTCCGGCCTAAGGGCTGGCCGCTAAGGGCAATCCCCCCGCTAAGGGCGGGGGGTTGCCTAATCCCCTAAGGGTGTGCTTTAATTAGCGCATCGGCCGGGGATTAGGGCCCCGGACCAGCGGAGGGGTTAAGGAAATGCCTTACGGAGTCTCGAACGCACTGCACAGGGTGGACATTATCCACACTGCGAAGGGTGAGGAAGTACAGCGGATGTTCCGGGAGTTTGACACCCCGGAGGAGGCTCGCGCGGAACTTACCCGCATGTACCGCGAGGATGGGGCGGAGGAGCTGGGAGTGTGCGGGGAAACCGACCTGGTTACCATGTACCTTTACCGGGATGGCGTGTCGACAGATTGCCGGATAGCGGAGTTTGGCTAACCCTAAGGGCCCCCGAAAGGGGGCCTTTAGGCTTTCCCCCTAAGGGGGTTGCACACCCCGTGGGTGTGTGCAATACTGAGGTTGTCGCCACAACGGGACGCGCCAAAGCCCGATTAGGGCGGGTTTTGAAAACTCAAGAGGGGACACCAAATGCCTAAGTTCTTCGTTAACGTCTATGCCGTTGACCGGGAAATGGGCGGGCCGGAAGAGGGCGGCTGGTCCTTTGAGACTGGGGAACCGGTCGAAACGGAGGTTTGTTTCACCGAAGGGTGGGCCTACGTTCGTCGGGAGCGACTGGAAGTTAAGTTCCCCGATAGGGGCTACCGTCACAGTGTCGTCCCGCGAGGCAGAGACTTTATCGTCCGGGTAGAGGATGAGCCGGGGAAGGTTTACCCGGAAGTCTGGCCGCATTACGAGTAAAGGTTAGGGCCCCCGAAAGGGGGCCCTTTTCCTTTTAGCCCTTAAAGATTGCAGCCCACTGGGCCTTACCGCAAACGGTATCCGGTCGACCATGAGCCTGAAACGCAGGATGCGCAACCTGATAGGCCTTAACCGCAGCCTGGGTGCCCGTGCCGTACATCGGCCCAGGACCACTCTTGTAATAGCGCTTATACCCTAGGGCAATCAGCCGCTTATCCAGGAGCGTCACATACGGGGAAGCCTTACCGGGATAGAGCTTATCGAATCCCGGAAAAGCGGGAGTCTTTACAACCGGGGGAGCCTTAACGGGATCCGCTGCATAAGCGGGATAACCGTAACCTAGAACCGTAGCGACCTTGCGGGGACGCGTGCGCTCATAGGCGCCATCACCATTAGACTGAGAACCGCCATTACCGCTAGAGGTATTACCCTCATAGGTGGTAATCGTCGAATCGGTAAACGACTTTACGATACCGACGTGATCGGCCATACCGTCAACGTCCCAGTCGTAAAAGACGATAGCGCCAATTCGGGGAGTCTCGCCCCAACGCTTCTGCGCCTTAAACCAATTCACGTGCGCGGGAGTGTAAGCAAACTTGCCGACCGCCGTAGCGTTACCCGACTTGTTAGCGCAATACGAAATGTACATGTCGCACCACGGCTGATAATTCAGCCCGTACCACTTACCGAATACGGTGTTGTTATTCGAGCCCTCCTTATAGGCCTTATCAACCCAGGTCTTGCACTCTGCCAGCATTGCCTTAACGCCAGACATTACCTACTCCTTTCTTTGGGCATGGGAAAGGCCCCCGCCAACCCGGCAGGGGCCTGAAAGCTTTGAGGGGGCCTAGGAGGCCCTGGAATCCTTGTCCGGGGCCGATGTGTCACCCCGTGTCTCCACGGCCCGTACGGGGCCGCTAGGCCCTCTCAGGGCCTCCATTACTTGCGCATGCTGCGAGGTGATCAGGCTGGAGAGGTCATCTAGGGCCCGTTCACCCGTCACGAGGGAGCGGAGCATCCCGTTTTCCACCTCTAGCCTTTCCACGCGCGCGGTTAGGTCCCTAACCGTCGCCTCTAGCCTGTCGGCTCTAGTCTTTTCCGCCTCTGCGTTCTCCTTCCAGAGGCGCGCCGATTCCGTATCCGTTTCCGACCTGAGCCGTACAAATGCGGTTCCGACTCCTATTAGGCCTCCGCATGCACCCAATACAAGGCCCACATAATCCATTGTCGATATCCCCCCTAATTCTAGTAAGGTGTCTTAGTGCCGAACGAATGCGGCACGGGGGTACCGACGTTGAACACGGAAATAGTCGTGTTCCATTCGCAAGTTCCACCAGTGACATTTACAGTGTGTGCAATTCTTTCAACCTGGAGATAAGCCGTTAGCCATGGGGCGTAATCGGGGAGATTCTTTAGCGTCAAAATCCCCAATAGATCCATGCGGAGAATCTTTGCAGCCATGGCGTAATTAGGTGTGAGGCTAAAGTTTAGGTCACTTAGTTGGACCTTAGGACGGTTGTAACCGTCGTCACCATTCAGCAAATCGTTAACCTGTAGCTCAACATTCGACGTATTAGACAGGTTGCTTTCAAACGTGTAAGGCCTCTTGCCGTAACGCTTAATGGATACGGTGTCAATGTTGGTATAGGTGTTACCAGTATTGACGTGAGTCCCCTCAATATAGTTGTAAATCCGAGTAATATCGGATTCATAAGTCCACCCAGGTTCCGGCCCCTCCCCTAGGGTAAGATCCACGGTCGCGCTATTGCCAACCTTGGGAGTAGCGTTCAGGAGGCCGTCAACGGTCGTACGGTTATACCAGGTAATACGGCCGTCCCTATTGGCGTACACAAAGCCTCTCAGGTCCCTTGCAGTGTCCTGGAGGACACTAAGGGCGGAAGCATTCGTAAACGACGCAGGGTAAAGGTTGTAGCCCGTAACGGGCCCCGTGTCGCCATCGTAGGATCCGTAACGGGTAGCGTTAACACCACGGGCGATATACCCGAGGGTAAATCCACCAGTCTTAGAGGGCGACTTTTCCCAGAAACGCGCATTCCACTTATCGGTAACGTTCGTCTGGTTACTCGACGATAGCGAGACGTGAGATAGCTTTCCAACAAATTGCCAACGGGCAAGGTTAAAAGCCGTATCCGGGGATCCGCCAACGTAATGATCGTCAGGGATAGGAATAGTGCCCGTGGGAGTCGTAGTGGATCCCGCTAGAACACCGTCCACGTAAACGGAAATAGGTCGAGCACCATTGAAGGCGTTCGATACCGCACCGCCGTTAATGATGACGTGATGCGCATTGCCATCAAAGAGAGTGCCTCTCGTCTTGTTGACTAGATAGCCGGTACTGATATGACCCCAACGCGTGTAAATGTAGTCGCCGTTAGCGTCGCCAAAGCATGACACAAGGTGAGTGCTGGCCCCGTCAGAGAAACGGGAAGCAGCGAATACGGCGTAATGGCCATTGTTAGCCGGACGTGATGCGGAGGGAATGTTAAACCAGAATGACAACTGAAAGCCTGTATCCGACTGCCCCAAACCGCTTTTAACGTTCGGGTTAGTCACCACATTGGGTTGCCCAGACATTTGGAATCGCGTTCCGTTAGTAGAGACCGCAGGCGCGCCGAACTGGACACACGTACCGTCATTAACGCCACCAACAAAACCGGTCACGCCAAACGTGATGGTGGATCCTCCGTCGGAGGAACTAAAGGTTCCTCCACCCCCTAGGCTGGAATTCCAGCCGTCATTGGCTCTAGTGGATCCGGCCGGATCATCGAACGGCATATAAGAAACTAGGTTGGGATCCGCCAAAACACCGGCCTTAACCGGGTTAGGGTAAACGGTGTCCGAGAATATTCGGAAGTCATCGGAGGCGTAAACCTCCACCTCCTGATTTCCGTAAGGGGAATAAGTGGCCGAGGACCACTTTTCCGCATACCCGTTAAACACGGGCTCGGCACCATCACCGTAAGCATAATCCAGCGGATTAGTGTTGTAGGTGACATCCTGTATTTGGAGACCCATTAGCTCAAAAGCGAAATCGTTAGAAACATTCTGCGATAGAACATGTTCCCCGAAAAAGAATGCAATACGGAAGTCATAGGAGCTGTAATCGGCAGGGACGACGTGGGTTTGGTCAACCCTAAACCACGTACCATCCGTGGGAGTCCAGTTAACGTTACCCGCAACCCATCCACTACCGGTAGTGCGGTCCATTGCTTCCGCCCTCATGACTCCGGCAGGGGGAATGCCAACCGTGGTATCCGCCCTAACCCAATACCTGACACGGTATGCGCGACCACCATAAATGGGGGTTTGGGCATACAGGTAATTTTGACCTACCTCGGTTCCGGTAACCGCATTAGCGGTTGCCTTATTCATCTTAATGCGAAACGAGGTATTCCCAGCATCGGCCGTAGGGGGGCTAACTACGTTCTGGTAAGAGTACGTCCACCAGAGTTCCCCGGAGGGCCCTAGCGTCCGCTCATAGCGTCCGTTAGGCGCGTAGGCCTCTTCCCCCATGACGGGGGAAGCTATCCAACGGGGAAGGATGTTACCGCCCATGACGGAGTGAACTGTTACCCGCCTATTCGGCGCAACCTTATTCTTGTATGCCGCGTAATACGAGTCATAAATGACGTAAGGGTCATTGTTGTTAAGGTGACATTCCTCAATAAGGAAGTTAGTCGCCGTGGTCCCGGTACGGTTAGTGAAACGCACCTTCACCGAATAGGAGTCAGCCGGAACCTCTGTAGTGAAAGTATAGCTAGTCGCCGTGGTATCGCTATTAACGTCCGCATAGGCGAAAATAGGTATGGAATGATTGAGACTGTTGTTAGCGTTGTAGAAATCGAGATACGGGCGAATAGTTAGACTCGCATCGCCGGAAGAAAACTTCCTAAACTTGAAAGTACCCACTAGGCGAGTAGTGGGACTTACCGTGATAGTCGGCATGGTCACGAGGGAAAGACTCGTTCCTCCCATGGTGGGCATCGTAACCTTAAGGGTTGACTTACCCGTTGAGGGGAGAACGTAATTCGCGAGAGTCACACCATTAGACGCGGTAAACGCACTAGTGACGGAGGGGTTAACGACGTTAGAGGCGTATAGCTCAAACCCCGCCGCGTTAATACGGTCGGGGGTAAAACGTCCATCCGTATTATCCATTGTCATAGAGATGGTGCCCGTTTCGAACTGATCTAGCTGAGACGAACGGCCCCGGTTAGTATTGAAAGACTTAACCCACGGGGTCACGTCGGAATATGCGGGAGTGTCGCTAATCTCCGACTCGAAAGCGACCGCAGCATCTAGGGAAAGCCTTACATTACTTGCCATAGGGTTAGGGGACCGGCCCCGCCCCAAAGGGGCTAAAGGCCGGTCTTTCCTCCATTTCTCTTACCGATACGGATAATCTCGTCACGCACATTGGTGGCAATAGCCTTAGCTAGGTCCCTTTCTGCCGTGACGTGTCCGGCAACGTGGACATGCACAATAGGTTGCGCTGCCTGCCATTGGTTGTGGCGAACATAGGCGCCATCGGATCCAGACGCGTTAGCGGCCGCTGTAGCGTTCTCCAGGGCGTGAGCCTTGTCGGCAGCCTTAGCGACCCCTCGCGCCTCATGCAGGGCCCCCGCAGCGACCGCGCGAGCGAACGATCCACCGACTAGGCCAGCCTCGCGGATACGCCGTTGTACGGCCCCTAGGAAGCCATCGGCCGTAAAGTCACCAATCTTTGCCATGACACGGCTAGGCGACTTAATGCCCAGGGCCTTACGAATGGCCTTTTCCATAGCCTTAGCAATGTCGAGCATCACTTTTTCAATGCTCTTCTTTTGCTTCTTAATGCCAGCAATCAGACCCTTAGCGGCGTTAATGCCGTTGTCGTACATGGCCTTAGAAGCAACATCCCCCGCCTTAGTGGCGGCAGCGGCTAGCTGCTTTTGCTGGTCATTAATGGCCTTAATCTGCTCCGGGGTTCCGGAGGCAAGCGCAGCCGCAGCCTCCGCCCCACCGTCAACACCCTGTTGGACGATTTGGTCAATAAGGGAAGTGGAAACACCCTTAGCCTTTAGCTTCGCAATATCGCTAGCAAACTTCTTAGCCTTAGCGGCAGCATCCTTTAGCTTATCGAAAATGGAACCGGTAGAAACCACCGAGCCATCATCGTTGGACAAGAAACCGGCGGAGCCAAGAATGTTACTCTTGACATTCGCCGCATAGTCAGACTTAGCCTTTTTGAGATCAGAGAGCTTAGTCTCTGCCGCCTTAAGGCGTGCCGCGATTTTGTCGCGCGCCTTAGCCAGACCCAAAAGCTTTTTATTGTCCTTAGAGACAAGGTCACTCAGCTTTTGCAAACGTGCCTTAGTCTTGCCCGTCGAGCCTTTCATAGCCTTATGGATAGCATCGGCCAACTTCTTAGCCGTGGACGAAACCTTTGCATAGGTGCCAGTCAGACCGACGACTAGACCGATACCGGCCCACCTACCGAGAGCCTTAGTGACCCTGGAGGGCGAGTTAATTCCGAGGACCTTTTGAATGGTTTTCGGAATGTGGTCCTTAACGAACCCCGTTACCTTACCGGCGATCCAGCCGCCGAGATCAGTAATACCGTTGGCTAGACCACGCACGATATCGCCGCCGATACTATACATGCCCGAAACAATTCCCTTTGCGGCAGTGGTAATGCCATCAAAGACACCCTTAGCGGCAGCGACAATAGTGTCCTTAAGGCCGGAAATGACGTCCTTTATTCCCTGCCACGTCTTTTTCCAGTTAAGCGTTAGGATTCCAGAGAAAATCTCAAAGACACCCTGTATAACCTTAAAGACACCCTTAATGATTTTCATGGCCATGCCGAAATCGCTAGAGGCTACACGCTTTATCGTCCCACCGAATTTCGACCAAAGATATCCAGCAACCTTCACTAGCGTCTTAATGTAATCACCAATGGCGGTCATAATCGTGCCCACGGTCTTAGAGACCTGGGTGATTACAGGCTTAATCTTCGGAATTTGATCCCTAAACCACGGCATGAATTGGGTTTTAACGAAACCCACCGCGCTACCCATAGCGGTTTTAATGCCGCTCATAGCGTTACTGAAACCAGTCTTCAAAGGGGCCATAGCCCCCTGTCCGCTCTTGGCCTTATCAAACAGCCCACCGAGGTAGCCGGTAGCGGTATGCATCGCGGGGCCGAATTGCTGACTAATGTAACTGGTAGCCTTAGTGATTGCCGGAATGGCATAAGTCCCCAGGCCCTGAACGAACCCCTCCGTAATCTTCCGCTTGAACACGTCAATACGGGTAGAGGCGTTATCCCGTACGGTGTCGCCCATCTTTTTAGCGGCTCCACCAACCTTACCCAAAGTGTCAACGGCCTTACTCGGATCCATGGCGTAAAGCGCGTCGCCTAGATCCTCCGCCTGGGTACCGAATAGGGCAACGGCCGTTTGGGACCGCTTAACAGGATCCTTAATCTTCTTTAGCTTTTCCAGGGTTAGAGCTAGTCCATCGGATGCCTTTTTGCCACCCTTAGCGATTTGCTCGGACATCTTCTTACCGTCAAGGCCTAGAGCCTTAAACCCCTGGGAAGTTAGCTTACTGCCGTCAACCGACCTAATGGAGAATTCCTTTAGGGCATCTGCGGCTAGGTCGGAGCTACGCGCACCGCCCTTAATGGCCTGCGACATGAGACCCATAGAGGTTGCGCCATCTAGGCCCAACTTCTTAAACTGGACACCATATTCGTTATACGTGTCCATAAGGTCACCGGCCTTATCTGCGCCGGTTTGAAAACCACGGGTAATAACATCAAAAGCCTCATCGGCATTTTTAGCTAGGCCAGTCCTCATCATCTGAGAAACGGCGTTAGTGACTCCGCCTAGATCCTGGTCAAAAACCTTAGAAACATCCTGGGCCTTAGTGGAAATGCGCTGTAGTTGCTCCTCCGATGCGTCGGGCGGAAGAATACCCGCTTGCATCGTTGCCTTAATGGCCTCTGTAGCGTCCTCAAACGTGTCAGAAATGCCGTTAGCGTAAAGGCTACCGGCGACATGTCCGGCCTGTGCAGCGACCTTATCGGAGGCCCCCAATTGGGCCTGTAGCTTATCGGTGGCCTTGTCCTGGTCCATGGCCTGATTGATGCCAGCCATGAGGGCCGCACCGGCGGCCGTGGCTATGCCAGCCACCCCCGCGAGGAGGGCGGGGCCCTTAGACAGGAACCCCGATACAAGGCCCCCACCGCCCCCCTGCCCTGCCTGCTGTCCGGCCTGGGCCATGCTGTCCGCAGACTGCCCTACAGACTGCCCCAATTGCTGTAGGGCATTCATCGCGTCGGACGCGTCACCCGTAATTGTTATAGATAGGTTCTGATTACTGCCCGACACGTTTATGCCCTCCTGTTAACCTCCTGCCGGTGTTCTTCAAAAGCGTTGAACACGTCCAGCGGCATACGCATTAGCTCTTCAAAGGAAATCCCGTAGAACTTGCAAAAAGATGCATAGCCCTTAAGGATATTTAGTCTTTTGGGTCGTCCTCCGGGGACTCAACCTCAAGCTCAACCGCAGGAATATTGAAAGCATCCTCATACGTAAAGGCGGAATCCTCCTTACGCTTAAGGAGCCAAACGAGCGCGATAAGGTGACCGGGGTCAACGTCCGTACTCTTGACCGGACGGCCCCGGGAATCCTTAACCACCTCGCCCGTTTCGGGATCCTTCTTGACGCGCGCGGTAAAAGCATCCTGGACGCTAACGCCAGTCTTGTCCTTGAAAAGGAACATGTCACCGAGCGTCAGACTCTTGGGATCAAAAATAACCTTCATAATGGTTCCTACTCCATTTCTGATTAATCAGGGAATGCGTGATGCATTGCCCTAGTTAGTGCTTCGTAATAAGTGCGTTCAAGGTCGTAATGTTCAACCTCGTAACGAGACTGGAAAAAGAAGTAACCGGCACGGCGGTAAGATTTGAACTGGTGATAGTGGTGGGAGCCAAATTCGGCACCCATGGCGTAAGGCCATTCCGGACCACCGTATTTAACGCGCACGTTTCCGTACTTGCGTTCAACGCGTGCGGATCCCATAGCCTTAGGGGCCACTCCGCCCATTTGTTCAGCGCGCCTCTTTGCGCGCCTAATGGCTTCCTCGCCTAGCTCCATATCCGTGCGTGAAACAACGGACGGCATTTCGGAAGCTATCTCTTTAAGCGCTGCCTTAAATTCGTCGAAGCCTTGAGGCGTAAAGCCTGTACTGTTCTTACCCCAACCGCCACGGGGGCCCGTACCGCGTCGGGGCCCCCGCGTGCGCCGTGGCGCTCTAGCCATCGTTAGACAGCCGTATCTAGCGACTTATAGGTAATGGTGATGGCATCGTTACCGGTAAGGTTTAGGGCCTTACCGCTAATCTGAATATCCGGAAGCTTTCCAGCCTCAACGTTAGGCGTAGCCTCATCAAATCGAGCGTTGGGGATAGTCACGGTAATGATCGGGTACTTAGTCGGCGCAGCAGGGACCGGAGGAACACCGCCCCACGAAAACGAGAGGGCGCCTAGAGCGCCGGAGGCCTGTGCAGCAATCACCTTGTTGTAAGCGGTCATGCTGTCAAAGTCGCCCTTAAGGTCAAACGAAATGTCACGAGCCTTTTCCTCTCGCGGCTCCCGCCGACCAACACCAATAGCCCAACGGTCATCCTTAAGGCCGTTGTCACCCTTAATGGTGACCTCGGAAACGGCAACCGTGGTTGCGTCGATAGTGAACGCACCACCCAGGTAAGTGAAAAGGTTTGCGCTAGCCGGGTAAGTCGGCGTAACCGGCGCACCAACACGAACCGTTTCCTTAGCGTAAACGACATCCAGATTTAGGCTTAGAACCCCGTCAATCTGGTTAGAGATTTCCCAGGTGTTAACCTTTCCGCCCGTATAGTTAAACTGGGATAGGGCGCCGGACGCGTCAACGCGACCAACTTCCGTGGTAAAAGACTTACCGGCCAGATCGGCAATCGTGCCGGTAAAAATGCTGAAACCGTCAGGGTCCACAGTACCCTTAGCCACATTGCCTAGCATATGCTTAAGCCAAAAGGCGTAACCCTTATCTAGGACTTCCAGCTCTAGGGAGCCGTCCGCACCCTTAGGGTTAGGCGCGAATCTATCGGCGCGCATAACGCGCTGGCCAACCTGCATAGCGGAGGATTCAACCCGCTCATACTTACCGGCAATGGATTCCTTGGATAGTTCAAAGAACCTTGAAACAGAAACCGCAGTGCCGTACGTGACCTCGTCAACGGCACCAACGTAAGAATCAAATACGCTGGACATTAGCCCTCACTCTTCTTATCAGTAGTAATGCGGGCCGGGGCCCAATCGTCTCGGGTAATTAGGTCTGCGCCGATATCGTCGGGCACTGAAACGGTTTCGCCCGCCTGTACCGTGAGACTCAGCGACGGCACGTCAACGGCCCTGAACGGGCCGGAATAGGTCACCTGCATGTGGGGTGCCTCCTTTCTCTGTTCGGCCCTCCAGGGGGCGCCTAGCGGTTCTCTCGGGCCTTAATCTCGAATGACCCTTCCCATTGGGCCTCAAACCCCTCTGTCGTAGGCCATGAAATGAGACGCTCCGGGGCCATAACGGAACTGATCACAACCCCGTTAAGGGTTGGCTCACTCTCGACCGCCTTACGGCAATACTCGGCAGCCTGTAGGGCTGCCGTTTCAACATCCTGGGCCGTAGAAGCGGGAATAGCCGTAGTGATCACAAAGTGCACGGAGTAATCCGTTTCCACCTGCCGGTTAGTCTTCCAAACAGAAGACGACCAATCGACTTTGCCGACCATTACCCACTTTTTCTCAGTGTTACGGGGAATGGACCACGTGATTTGATAACCGTTGAGTTCCGGAATGGCGCCAATACGCGCCAAAAGGGCTGCCTTAACGTCAAGAGCATTCGACACTAGAGTAGCCACCTTTCCGCGTCATAACGCGACAGAATAGCGTCCACCTCGGGGAGGCCAGTCTCGAAACCGGCACGTCCGGCCGTGGCAAGTTGATAGGTGCCCATGTCGTTAACCTGGAAAGACACGGCACGATCGGGGATGCCTGAACTGACAGACACGAGCAAATCTCTAACGCGCAATAGGGCTGCGCGCTTAACGTCTGCCGGAGGCGGAGAAATGCCGTATTCGTACGACACTGAAATAACCGTTCCGGCGGCGAGAGGCCGCGCAAACTGGATACCGGGAATCACGGTATCGGTAAGGCCTGCCGTAGACACGTCCAACCCATTAACCGTAAGAGCCGTAACCTTCGTTACGTCCCAATCGGGGAACGGGATAAAGTCTGAATCATGGCTTAGAGTGTCAGTAAATGACTTACTCCTTAGCACAAAGGATCGCCCGGTAATACGCTCGAACTCTTCTTCTGTCGCATCACGTGCGGCCACGATTAGGGCCGCAGAAAACTTAGAGGCATTAGCTAGAACATCCTCGGACGCTCTAACGTCCTTGACGGAAACAATGGGGGACTCTGTCACCTCAAACACAAACCGGCGATAGCCCGTGTCGTGGGCCCAGTAGCCTGTGTACTCACCCAGGGCCGTAGGGGTCCACTGTGCGCCCCATAGAGGGCCGTTCCCCGTGGCGGGGGTATCCACTACCGGCCCAGGGTCCCCAGGGGCCGCAGTGCGGCCGTGGAACACCTTTAGGCGCACGTTAGTGGCCATGCCGCCGTCCTCATCATCTGCGAAATCGACAGACAGGCTTACGGCCCGTCCTAGGCGTAGGCGCACGCGTGCGGCCTCCTTACTTACTTAGTTACTTACCTACTGCTTACGGGGTCGACCGCGCTTAGGGCCAGGCTTGTTTACCTGGGTCGATTCCTCACCCAGGGGGATCACACGAGACGCGGCCTCTGTATGGAGGACCGCATTACCTAGCTCAATATGCCGGTTACCAATTTCAGGGGTGACCTTAAGAACATCACCAGGACCGGGATTCCACTTATCGCCAACAATGCCGATTAGCTGTCCCTGTAGTCGGATCTGCAAAACTACTCTCCTTTCAGGGGGATAAAAGGGCCCCTCCCCGGAGTAGGTAGGAGAGGGGCCCTAAGCATTACGCGGCGGCAGTACGCAGCGCGGCAACCGCCTCAAGGTCCATAAGGTCTCCGCCACCCCGGAAAGTAAGCTTCCAGGAAACCATGTCGGAATCCCAGGCGTACTCATCCGAACGGGCAACGGTAATGCCCTTAACCTGACGGAGCTTAAACTTGCTGAAGTCGCCGTACCACAGAACATCCGTGTTAATGGTGTTACCGGAAGCGACCGCCTTAGCGGTAATCGTTGCGTCGGTGACGTACGACTTACCTAGAAGGGTGTCAGGCTGGCCAACAAGGTAAGAGGGGTTCCAAATCGGGTTACCCTGCGAATCCTTAATCTTGCGAAGGTACGCAAGCTGACCATCACCAAAGAGCCATGCCGCATTCTTGCGGTAACCGGTCCGTAGCGAGTGCTGGACATCAATAAGGTTGTCATAGCTAACCGGGGTCGTGGCCGCAGTACCAACCATGACAGTCTTCTTACCAGCCGGGACCGCAGCCTGTAGCTTAGCGAGCATATCGGCCGTAATACGGTCCGAAAGCGCGGTACCCGCGTCATCCGCAGCAATACCGGCAATATCAACCTCAGAGTCGGTAAGTAGCTCGGCCGAAAGCTGAACACCGGTACCGTACTTCTGAACGGTAAGGTCCTTAGTCGTGAAACCGCCCTTACCGAACGAATACTTGTCACCTTCCGCAAGGACGGCAACGTCCGTGGTCGCAGAAAGCCACGCATTCTTAACCGGGTAACGGATAGTCTCACCGTGCGACGTGGTAAACGTCGAAACCAGGTTAAGGAACGGGGAATGCTCGCGCATAACCTCCTGGACCTGTGCGATGAACTGGACCGAGGTGGTGTTACCGGCAAACGCGGCAGAGGCCACGGTACCCGCGTTAGCGGACACGTTCGCACCCTGGGCACGCATAGCCATATCGGGGGTAATGACACCCTCTCGCAGCTCACCATTAGCCACGGCAAGGAGAATGGAGCGAGCGTCCGCAACCGGGGCCGTACGCTCATCCTCCGGGGTACCCGGAGCGAAAAGCTTACCTAGCTTCCCGTCAAGGTTACGGGCCTCCGACTCGGCCTCCGCCTTAGAGGTGAAATCGCGGATTTCCTCCGACTTCTCCTCAATGGCCTTATCCAGTCGAGCAAGGTGAGCCGAACGCTCACCCTCACCCAGCTTAGTGTCATTAAGAACAGACTTATATTCCTCAAAGAGGCGGCCTCGCGCCTCAAGGGACTTACGGGCCAGATTAACAAAAGACATTAAATGTCCTCCTTCAGTTCGATAGCGTCAAGGGCATTAGAAAGGGCCATGCCCTCAACTTCCATGGCCCGTAGATTTGGCTTAGGTACACGCTTTTCGCGTGCAGCCTCTAGGGAACGCTGGGCAATACCAGAATCGGTATCTAGATAAGCCGGATAAGTAACCGGCGAAACGTCCCTAAGCTCTAGGTCGTGCAGCGTGCGCAATTCGCGCCCGTCCGTATCAAAGGACCAGTCATCCGAAATGGTCCGGAAAGCAAAAGAGGACTGCGAGATATCGCCACGCTGAAGAGAAACCGCAAGGTCCCTACCGGCAGACGTATTAGGTAGATCCACCTCGTACCTAAGGCCTGTGTCATCCTGGAAGAGCCGTAGAGTTCCTGCCGTGGAACGGCCTAGAACAATATTCGGATCATGGTTAAACAGGGCCTTAACGTCCGCGCCGTTTTCCAGGGAACGGGTAAAGGATCCCGGGGCGATAGTCTCAACGAAACCACCCAGGTCTTGAGACCTCGTATTGAACTTAGCCGCATAACCAACCATGGTTACCGACCCGTCATCATTACTGCGAACTTCAAACTTACTGTTGGTTGTCCGCGTTTCCTGGTCCTGAATTTCCGTCAACCCCCTTTCCGTTATTCGGGTCATTTGGATTGCCCGAATCGGAAGCGTTCGGGTCGTTGTTATTTCCGGCAAAAGCCTTAAGAGGATCCGGCACCGGAGCAGGCTTAACCGTGTCCTTAGTGACAGGCGTAAGATTCGCCGGACGGTAATACGTTTCGCCCAACGCATCAGGCAGCGGATCCCAATTCTCAAGTTCCGCAATGCGGTCCGCATTAATAAAGCCGTACTGAATACCGGTTGCATAAGCCTGATAGCGTTCAGCAGTCTTAGCGCGTAGTCGCGCGTCAAGGTTAAACTTGATATAGCGATTACCGGGCAACAGATACGTTGAAACGGCTTGCTCAATCCGAATAAGCCAAGGGCTTAGCGTTTGGTCGATAAACCATCGGTTCTGTTCCTCGACACCAGAACCCCAAGAACTAGAAACCGTGGGATCAACCTGGTTAGGAGGCACTCGGTAAATGAGTGCAACCTCAGTCTTTTGGAAACGTCGGGTATCGAGAAACTGTGACTGTTCCGGAGTAATAGTGATGTTCTGCCAAGAGGCGCCACCCGTAAGAATTCCCAGGGAGTGAGAATTGTTTAGGCCGGAATGCTGCTTACGGAACATATCCCGCAGCATGAGGGCCTGATCACGGGTAGGGTTACCGGGATGCTGGATAATGCCAGTCATCGCCGTACCTTGACCAAAGAACCGTGCGCCGAACTCTTCTGCCGTGAGGCCTAGGCCTACGGCCTGTCTAGCGTTCTCCAAGGGGCTAATACCTCGGGCATGGCCAGCGATCGTAAAGGCCGGAATCCAAAGGATTATGGAGCGGTCGAAACGCTCCCCGTTAACGACGAACCTAACCTCTTGCCCATTATTGAGCGGCTCAATAGCGACCGACCTAGGGTCAAGCGGATACAGGGCGATTACCGAGCCTGTATCGTCCCTCTGGGTATAGATGAACGCGTTACCGTCCATAAGGAGACTGGTCATAACCCGATGCCAGAAATCAAACCGCGTCATAAAGGGATTCGGTGTTTCTAGCCACTTAGGGTTATTGACAGCCTTATGAGTCTTGCCCGCAATGAATGTATCCAGAGGGAGCGCGGCCACAGAGTCCGCGATGAGGGAAACGCAATAAAGGACAGCAGGGAACGCTAGGGCACCCCGATGCGATACTTCCTTACCGGAATAGGTCTTTAGCCCTCTATCGGACCAGAAATCCTTGTCTTCCCACGATGGCGCATCCGTTAGCTGAATATTGCTCCGGCGCTCAAACAGATTACCTAGGCCCATTAATCCTTACTCCTTTCGGCCGCAATACCGGCCAGAAGGGATAGGCCCCCGGCAATACCGAAACCCAAACCAGCGTTAACCGTGAATCCGGCGACAGACAACAGAAAACCCCCCGCACCCTGTAGGGCCACATACGGCCGAATGGCGGGGAGTCGCAGCTTTACCATTCCTCATCCTCTCCAATCCCCCGCCACTGTGCGAGAAAGTCATCTAGCCCGTCCGGCCCGTGATCCTGGATCTCGGAGGCGGGAATATCGCCGTTAAAGCTAATGAACTCCACATCAGGTATTGGTTCGGCAGGAACCAAAGAAACCGCAAGAGCGTTAAGCGTCGCCGCGATACCATCAATTTTTTCGGAATCCTTAGCGCGCTTCGGTTTCATAAGGCCATCCGCCTTAAACTCAAGTTCAACGTTGTTAGCCATCCAAGACAGCACGGGATTATTCCCGTGCCTTAGAGTCTTTTCCGCTATCTGCGATTCGAGCATCTTGCACGGCTCATTAAGCCGTGTCGCAGACTGGGGAACCTTTACGACAGATAGCCCACCATCTTCTAGGCGCTGCACAATCTGTAGAGAGTTCCACGGGTCATAACCCAAATGCTGAATATTGAAATCCTCGGCATCTTTAGTAATGTCTGCATAGATGCGGTCATAGTCGACGGTTTCTCCGTCGGTTACCGTTAGATAGCCTTGACGCTCCCATACGTCGAACTCATCCCGCATTTCCTGCCGCCGCTCAATACTTGCGCGCGGAACAAAGAAACGGGGGAGGACAGTAAACCCGGGGGCCGTAGGGTCATCCATAGACCCCGGGAAAAGCAAAACCCAGGCCGTAAAGTCAGCGGTAGAGGCAAGGTCCAACCCGGCATAGCAGGGACGACCCTTAAGCTTTTCACGGCTAACCGGGTCACCGGCCGTAGCCTTCCAAGCATCCATACCAATCCAACGGGTAGCCTGGGCAACCCATTGATTAAGGCGGAACACGCGAAAGGCATTCTCGGCGCTAGGCTTTTCCTTAGCGTCTCGGAACTCATCTCTCAGCGTGTTGATATTCAGGAAGTCCCCCAATGCGGGGTTAGCCCAATACCAGCCCGTAGGCTTAATGCCCTTAGCGGGATCCCCGGGGGATCCCTCAACGGACCAATCCGCATCCTTAGGCAGGTTGCGGAGATAAACGAAACGCGAGGGGTCAAGGTTGTTGTCCTTTTCCACGCGTTCGGAAAACTCGTGTTCTTCCAGTGCGAAACGCGCCGACGTATAGGCGGCAGTCGTAATGCACAACATGAGAGGCTGTCGACGGGTACCGAATGACTGCCTCATGGCATCGAATAGGTGCCGGTCCCTCTGCGTTAGAACCTCATCCATGAGGACCATAGAGGCGTTAACACCCAGGGCTCCCGCAGCATCACCAGGGAGGACCGAATAAACGGAGTTAGTCTTAGGGTCAATGATGCGCTTGCGGCTATCCACGATTACGAGCCGCTTAGACAGAATGGGGGATAGCTCGACCATTCGTTTAGCGGTATTGAAGACTAGGGCTGCCTGATCGCGGTCAGCCGCGACCGAATAAACCTCGGCCGATTCCTCATCATCGCCAACCAAACCCAAGAGGGCGATAGCGGACGCTATCTCAGACTTGCCATTCTTGCGCCCTAGCTCAATCCAGCCCATACGATACTGACGTGTCCATTCGTTAAACTGATCGTCATAACGAATAGTGCCGAATAGGGGCCTAAAGATTCCGTCCTTTTGCCAATCAGACAGAATGAACGGATGCCGCGCAGTGCGGCCCTTCGTGTGGACGAGCAATTTCTCGACAAAAGCAACCGAGCGTTCGGCCCTAACCTTGTCGTACCTCCACCAAAGAGGATCGGGGTTGTCCGGCGCTTGAGGCGCAATAGGGAAACTCAACGATCCTCCAATCTTTAGTTAATAGCGGCCCACACAGTGCCATTCTGAACGTTAGTAATGCTCGCGGGGGTAATCGTGCCCGGTAGGGCCGTAAGACTCGCGCCATAGGCGCCAAACCGGAAGTTAGCGGCAGACAAGTTAACGTTTCCGATACCGGAAAGAACGTTTGTTGCCCGCACTACCTGAGGTGGTGTGGTCCCGTTAACGAGGAAAGCGACCCAGTAAGAGCCAGGGGCGAGAGAAACCGACGACGTTAGCGCAGCCTGCTTTACGCCCGTGCTGGTCATTGCCGTTGACTGATCGACCGTGGACCGCAGTAGGGTCCCCGTAGAGTCGTAGATACCCAATAGGTTCTGGCTAGCGGTTAGGCCGGAACCGGCCGTAGTTACGCCGTACCAAAGGTTAGTGATCGTCTTAGTGGACCGGATATAGACCTTAGCTAGGGCTAGGGCGCCCGTAGAAAGGCTTACAGCGGACGTATTCGCCGCCGCTGGGTCAAAGGTCCATGCCGTTAGGCCGTGGTCGCTAGGCTGCGGCTCACTCGGGTTTAGGTTGCCAACCGGAGTGCCCCAACCGCCAGAGTTACGCTGGTAAATGTCGCCGGTATCGGTCCTAAAGAGCATATCGCCAACCTGGGTGCCAGCGGACGCAGTACCCGCGTTGTTCACATACCAAGCTGCACCACGAATTAGGTTCGGGTTAGCCGTCCACGTGCCAGAGGCCTTAGCCCATAGCGTTACCGTCGTCGAGCCGACAGACAGGAACGTCAAAGATGTGTATTGGATGTAAACGTCACCGTTATTGCCTAGCGAGGGATCCGGGTTAGCGGATCCGCTGTAAACGGAGTATCCAGTGTCACCCTTAACACCCTGGGGGCCCGGAGGGCCCGTGATAACCACATAGTTTCCGCCACTAGCGGATGCGGGGGCTATCTGCGACAGGATGACGTTAGGCGCCTCCTTAGGGAGGGCGAGAGAATATGAACGGGTAGAACCGTTAATGCTCTCAGTTACCGTATAAGTCCAGTCGACCGGGGAAACGTTAGGGTCATTAGTCGCTAGAAGAGTCTCGCTAAACGAGCCCGTGTCGTCCAGGGTGACGGAAGCGCCACCCGTAATAATGGACCCGTAAAGGCCGGAGGTTAGGACGGCAGGGGCCGGACTAAACGAAATGCTTCCCCTAAGGGGCGATCCGTCGGGGCCATAAAAGTGACCAGTGATGGTGACCAGGTTTAGACCAGCGGGCAGTGTCAAGGTTCCTCCGTTCCTTAGCGGGCAGCGCAAACCAACGCGCGGAGCGCGTTGCACACACCCCCAGGGTGTGCTTTAATAGTTCCAACGGCAGGGAGTAGGGCCCCCGCCAAAGCGGAAAGGGATTAGGACATGATCACCACGGACGGCGCGCAGATCATCCGCCTTATGGAGGAGCGCATGCTCCCCGGTAGCTTCAACGTGATCGAAACCTCGTTTTACGCTAAGCACGGCCTTTGGGGCTTCCCCTGTGGTGGCAAGATGGCGGCGCGCCTGATAGCGCGTCTCCAGACGTTCCCGGTTAGGGACGGTTACGCACCGGCCCCCGTAGAGGTTCCGGCCCCTAAGGCGCAGCCTCGCACCTTTACCGCCACGGCCCCGGAGATTCAGGGGCGCGGCATGTACCGCCTTAACGGCGAGATTTACAAGGTGACGGACAACCCCCGCACCGGCCGGTTTGCTGCTCACCGACTCGACATGGAAACGCGTAAGTACTCTTACGCTAAGGGCATCATCTATAAGCTTCGGCCGGAACACCGGCTCGACGTCGACACGATTGCCGCTCACGGCCTGGACCAACTTTGGTGCCTTTGCTGCGGCAGGGACCTTGACCGTAAGGATTCGCAAGAGCGAGGCATCGGCCCTATCTGCGCCGAGAAATACGGATTCTAAGACAGAGGGCCCCGAAAGGGGCCCTTTCTTTTTGGTGGGAAGCAATGGATTCGAACCATTAACATCCGGCATTTCACGCCGGTACTCTTCCAATTGAGTTAGCGACCCATTTTATTTGCTGACACGGTAGGATTCGAACCTACACTCATCCGGGTAACAGCCGGACGCTTTGCCGATTAAGCTACGTGTCATTGCGGGCGTGACCGCTGAAAGGCTGACAGCCTTTCTTGGCTTCCGCCTCATGCGTACCCTAAAAGGGATTCGAACCCTCACCTACTACGGGTCTAAGCCGTAGGCCTCTTCCAGTTGGGCTATTAGGGCATGTACGTTGGGCGTATGAGAATCAGTTGGACGGTAGAGGGCAAGGGCGGGAGCCATGCCACGGTAGACACTCCCGAGGAGGCTGCAACGGCCCTCACAGCCGCTATCAGGAGCCTGTACGAGGATCTCCCCACGGACGCGCTCGTGAGCGTCCTAGGGCCCGTTATGGGCCTCCGCCAACGAATCGTGACAGAGGTGGCAACAGCCATCGAACGTGGTGACGAGTGGTCTGCCACCATCGGGGGGATTTTCGTTACGGTCTCCCCAACGTGACGTAACACAGGTACGGTTGACCCATGAGCCAGGTACTAGACACGGTTCGGGTCGACTCTTCGGCCCGGTACCGGATCGGCTGGAATTCACTCGCAGAGCGATTCATGATCGCGGATGACCTTTTGGGCGGGGAATGGTGCGCCCTCCCCGACCAATGCGGTTACCTCAAACAGCTTTCTTTCCGCAACGCTAAAGGCGCACGGGAATGGCTGGATGCCTGCCAAAAGATTTGGGAGGAAGCGTAATGTTAGACATGCAAGACAGGTACGAGGTTAGGCCCCTCGTAAACCGGTTCGTAATCCGGGATATGCAAATGCGCGCTTTCTGCTCCCTGGACGGCAAAACCGTCCTCAAATGGGAAACACGCCACGGCGCGGAAGCGTGGCTAAACCGGTGCTATCACTATTGGGGGACTAACCCCGCCGTAGGGGAGGAACCTCCGCCCCAATCGCTATGGCTCACCCGACGGTACGTAGAAAAGACGATCGGTTCCCCGTGGGGTAACTGGATGACTCCCGTATGGGACAGCCGATTCGGACAGTAAAGAGCCCCCCGGACGTCCATAGCGACCGGGGGACCTAGGTCCCACCCTAGCCCCTCCACGATCCTGTGGAGGGGTTTCTAGGCTCCGCCTGTAAGCAGTGAGAGCACGTCCGCCCCTGGGCCGTCCTGGTCCCCCTCCGGGGCCACAGACAGGCGCGCCCGGTCCACGGGGGACAAGCCAAGCTTTGATCCCCACTTGTTCATTTGGTCAAGGGCCCCGGTCTGGACCTGAATAGCGGGGTTTCTCGCGACCCCGCCACGGTAAGAGTCAACGACGATTCCATTAGCCTCAATGTCTTCAGTGGCCTTAACGAATTGAGCGTAGGCCACACAATAGGCTGCCACCGCGTCCTCATCCGCCATGGTGATAACCCCCATGCCGTCAAGAATAGGCATAACCTTTTTCCACTGCTTTAGCGCATCACCCTTAAGCCACTTAGGCGCAGGGGGAATACCCGAGACAGGCTTAGGCTCATTTTGTATTGCCCTTTGTCCCGGGTTACCGGACAGCTCTTTGATGGAGGCAGGCTTAGGGGGCCTGCCCATAATGCCAGTCCCCACTAATTCACCTCTTCCTAGTTCAGGGGATTAACGAGCATGCATAATGTATATTCGATGCATGGATATGCATGCATGAATATGCGCATATACAGCGGCCGAATGCCGCTAATGTCCGTTTTGGTCAGCTTGTGCACAAACGTCCGACTTTTGCAGGCGTTCACGGGGGGTAGGAACGGGGGGGTTCTGTAAGGAGACAAATAAGTTTTTACCCCCCTTATCCCCCAATTCGGACATTGGGGACAGCATATTATGCATGCATACTCAGTGCATGGTTATGCGGTATGCAGGGCTATGCATAGCCCGGGTAGGGTTTATGCGTTGGGTGGATAACTAGTCCCTGTTACCTCGTGCGCTGTTACAGCGACGACACAGGACACGTATGTTACCCATGGTGTTGTTGCCACCTTTACTAATGGGGATCTTGTGATCCCCTGTTAGTGGGTTACTCTTATCTCCCTTTGTCATGCAGAAGGAGCAATAGGGCTGCCTCATGATGGCAGCCTTTACATTCCTTAGCCATTGGTTATCGTAACCTCTGGCCTTTCTGTCTTTGTTCTTATATACACGCGCCTTTGTTGGCGCGCTTTGTCTGCATGCGCTACATGTAGTAGCGCTTAGGGGGATGAGTCGGTAACACTTCTTACACATATTGCTGGGCATAACTAAGGGCCCCCTTTCATGGGGGGCCCTGTAATAGGGGGCCTATGGGAGGCCCCCATAAGTAAGGCCCTCTTAGGAGGGCCTATAAGTAAGGGCCCCGTAGGGGGCCCTATTAAGTAAGTAGTTATTAGAGAGAGTCTTAAAGACTCTCTCATTATATATAGTACTGTCTTGACTGGAATCCTTAACACCCACCGATGCGTGATCTACGTCACGCACACCCTGTAGGGGTGTTCATGGCGCACACGCTAGGGGTGTGTGCTAGGTTGTAGACCGTACCAGCAAGGCCCCGTAGAGGGCCCACAGAGGGCCCGTGAGGGGCCCGGTAGGGTGCAGCCCATGACAGATAAGGATTGGTTCCTTGCTGAAGTTGAGGGCCTGGCAGAGACGCATGCAGCGCGTGAGCGCACCACCTTGTGTGGGGTGGGTGTTTCCTTCCCTGCGGGCCTGGGGGACCCCTCGTGTCCCCGCTGTAGGGTGGCCCTGGGTATCTCGTCCCTGGAGGACCGCCTAGGGGCGCAGTACAGGAAGTAAGGCTAGACAGAGGGCCCCGGTTTCGGCCGGGGCCTTTCTCATGCCCTCCGATGGACACACCCTAGGGGTGTGCATGACCCAGGTCACACGAAACAGGCTTGCGCACACGCCCCAGGGGTGTGCATAGTTAAGACATCGCCAAGGGGCGGCGAGAAACCCAGCGGGAAGAACTAAGGGGCGGGAATCATGGCCGATCTTGACTTTATGCGGGAAGTTGAAGTACGTAAGGCTAAGACTGTCCTTAAGCCTTATCGGGGAATGCAGGAATACCGTGTAGCCCTTAGGGCTATCGTGAGAATCGCCCATGAGGCGGAATCGGTAGAGGACGTCAGTAAGGCCGTATTTAGGGCCGCTGTTTGGTTCTCTATGGAAGAGTCTAAGCAGGGTTACGAATGGGCTAATTCCCTTAAGGGAAAGAATGCCCGTAAGCTTACGAAGAACGATTACCGGAGGTTCTGATAATGGGTACTGCAATGCTTAACCCGGAAGTTTTCGAAAAGGCTGCGGACCTCATTAAGGAGCGTGGCCACGCTAAGGGCGTCTATGTGGACTCTGAGGGGTGCGTGTGCACCCTGGGAGCATTGGGGGTAACCCTGGGGGTCAAGTTTGTCCATAAGTCTTTTGACCCTAATCCGCACCCGGAACACTTTTCCCTTGACCTCATGAATTACGGCGAATACCTGGGGGAGTTTTTCAAGGATTGGGAGGGCCGTAACGGCTGGAGTTTCGTCCACGTGTGGAATGACGACGACGACACTACCTCCGAGGATGCGCAGCGTCTGTTGCGTGAGTGTGCCGAGGACATCCGCGAGGAAAACGCGCGGTGGCATTCTGAGTGACGGGTTTTACAGCTACTGGGGACAGTGAGGAAATAGCCAGGGCTCTATTTAACGCTTTGGCTTTCCTTCCAGCACGTACTAACCCCCCTCTTGTGCGGTGCACTTTTGAGGCTAACCGGGTTACTTTCCTTGCAACCGACTGTTACACCATCGGGCAAGACTGGGCAGTAATGGAATCGGGCCCTAAGAGGCCCGTTGAGGTTTGGATAGATCAGAATGCAGCAAAAGAGATCGAAAGCGCGGCACGCAAAGACCTCCTACCCAAATCACGCGCGCCGAACGGTTCGGACGGCAAAGGTAGAGGGCTATTCACCTATCATCCCGGTGATGCTCTCCATTTCTCTCCGCAGCTTGCGGGAGACCCCGCCTCTGGACGTGACCACACGGGCACTTTCCCCGCTACACCCACAGCCGCAGGTGTGGTAACCCCGGACGCCCTTTGGGGGGCGTCTGAGGACCTCTTGGAGGCCCTGGAGGAGCGTGACCCGTACTTGCCCAACGTGGCGATGATGGATCCCTCTCTACTCGCGAGGTTTTCAAAGGTCAAGACTCCGGGCAAAGAGCTAACGCATATGGACATGCATTTCGGTGACGCAAGCAACGTTGTTCTAGTGAAAATCGGTTCTAGGTTTCGCGGAGCGGTGATGGCGATCAATCGTGACGTAGCAAAGGAGCATGAGCACATGGCCCCGGAGGGTCTTTGGTAGACAAGGAGTGCACTAAGTGTAGGGAAGTGAAACCGCTAGACGCTTTTTACGCGCACCCTAAGGGGCTGCACGGGAAACAGTCTGCATGCGCTGAGTGTCAAAAGGCGTACCGGAAAAAGAGGTATCACTCAGACATAGACAAGTCTCGCGAATATTACCGGGAACGGGAAAAAGTTCGGCCCAGAGGGCAAAAAAGGCGGCATTCCCTGTGGGCTAACTACAGGCTTAGGGAGTCGGACCTAGAGAAACTAATAGAGGCGCAAGATGGCAAGTGTGGGATATGCGCAACCCATTTCAGCGGGGAAAACGGATGGCATATTGACCATGATCACGCATGCTGTCCGGAGGCAAGGAAGTCTTGCGGGAAGTGCGTTAGAGGCCTCTTGTGTTCCACGTGCAATGTTGGCCTAGGCATGTTCAAGGATAACCGCGCCACCCTCCGTAACGCCATCGACTATCTAGGGGGTTAACTCATGTCCACTAGCGACCTTATCGCGGATGCCCTTTTCTGGTTTGTCATCGGATCCCTGGCATGGATCCTCATGGAAGTGAGGCGTAAGTGATTCTCACTATGTTCGTAGCCTTTATCGTGGTCCTTGCCCTTAGGGGGCGACGTTGAATAAGACGCAGCTACGCGTATTGGCCCTACTGCGTACAAAGAAATGGGTTTCGACCACTGAACTTTGTTCGCCCCAGGGTGGGGCTAATAACGGCACCCGTAGGGTGCGGGAACTTAGGGAATTGGGCTACCCGATCGTTAAGCGTCATAAGGCCAATACGACCGATTGGGAGTACAGCCTCATTCAGCCTCAACAGGAGGAGGTCATTTTTTGAGACGCGGTAAGGGACGTAGCGGCGGGATGATGCTGTCTCTACGGACTAGGGGAGGGCTCTTGAGCCACTACCCATGTTGCCCCGGACATGACCAGGACGGCACGGCACGTGATCGGCGCAGATGGCGGAAGCGTGTCAGGAGGGCGGAAGAGCGCGCGTGGCTACGCGCATGGCGCACGGAGGCATGAGTAAGGCCCCCCAGGGCCTCCGAAGAGGTTAGGGCCCCTGGGGGGCCGTTACGCCCCAGCGGAAAGGGGGCCGGAGGCCCACCTAAAGGACGTGCGAACAGGGTACGGCCCACCTGGGCCGATGGCAAGATTGGAAGGCTTGACCCCGTGGCAAGTGGCGGATCCAACCGGCTCATGGACGTTGAGACTACGGCCGAATATCTTGGGATAAGGAAACGGACACTACAGGACAGTTATATCAAATGGGGGCTAACGTATATAAAGGTCGGAAGGCGCGTAATGTTTCGTGAGCGACATATTGAGGCATGGTTGGAGGAAAACACCGTTAACGGTTAGCCTCTTGCGCACACGTCCCCGGGGTGTGCTACGTTCCTCCTGTCCCAGTCGGTAGACATGTGAAGGATGGGAATCCGTGGCGACTATTAAGCACGAACCATGTGCGTGCCCTAAGGCCAAAAAGGCTACATGCAGGCACAAGCCTTACCGCGTCTCGTGGCGCACCCCCGGGGGCCGTGCGGGTAGTGAAGCGCAAAAGTCCTTCAAACTCTTGGAGGACGCTAAGGCGCACGGCATCAAAATGGAACGTGATAAGGACCTGGGGACGTATATTGACCCTAAGGAAGGTAAGCGCACGTTTGAGAACGTGTGGGAGCAGTGGCTAAATACCGGAACCGTTGAACTTTCGACGTATAAAAACTATGAGTCCGTTTACCGAAACCATTTCGGACCCATGTTCGGTAATCTGCCTATTGCCAGTATTACCAAAAGCATGATTGCGGATTGGGAGCAGGACCAGTCGTCGCGAGGGTATAAAGAGTACGGCATCAAAACGCGCCATAACCTTTTGTCCTCCGTTTTCCTGTATGCGGTTAACGCCGAGATCATCGGGCGTAACCCGTGCAAGAATGCCAACCCTCGTAAAACGTCCGGGGGGAGTGCCTATGAGCCCGTGTCGGAAGAGGACATTCCCGAGACTGAACAGGTTCTAGGCGTTATCGCCGAATTGCCTAAAATGCTGCGCCTTAGCGCATGGCTTATGGCCGGTAGCGGCCTCCGCCCTGGGGAGTCTTTGGCGGTTAGCGAAAACTCCATTACCCGCGACCCTGGGATCCTGATAGTCAATCACCAGGTTAGCGCTTACGGTATCTGCCAGATTACGGGTAGCCGTAGGGGAATCAAAAAGGGAACTAAGCACAGGAAGATTAGCCAGTCAAGAAAAACGGTTATCCCGGATGTTGTAATGGAAGCCTTGGACGGGCACGCCGAATCGTTTAACATTTGGGGCGATGAGGGATGGTATTTCGAGTCTCCCCGCCAAGAGGGACGGCACCCCTCTTATGACTGGTTGTTGCGTCAGTTCAACGATGCGTCCGCCCGGGCAGGGGTGCCCCATCTGACACCTAAGAGCCTTAGGCACTATTTCGTGTCGCAGTGTCTGCATGCGAACATCCCGCCGTTCGAAATCGCGCAGTGGGTTGGGCATCGGGACACTCGGACTACAGAACAGGTCTACGGGCACCTTGTGAGCCGTTCTTACAGCCGTGGAGGCGACGCCGTGGGGGACCGACTCATCGGGGGCCTGTCGGCCCTCCAGGGGGTCACTCCGCCCCTTGAGCTGGTGGCCCTGGATGGAGGCGAGGAAGAGGCAGCCTAGTTGGTCCCGTGCGGACCGTTGGGAGCCGTGCGGGTTTGGTGCGGACTTTCGGCCCCTTGGCTTGGGAAACCCCCAGGTCAGGGGGCTGTTTTGCTGTCCAGTCGTTTTACTGGAAGTTCACAGAACAGAATCACCCCACCTGCGTTTTCCCAGGTCAGAGGCGGTATGGCTCCAAAGCTAGACCCCGCTGAATACCGATACATACCGGACACCACCGGTACCCGTGCGGACCTTGTGCGGACCGTCGACGACCGCGCCGCACCCCGCGAGGGGTGACCCGTAGGCAGCACAGAGGCCGTAGAGGGCCCTGGGAGACCCGTAGAGGGCCCCGGGGCCCTCCGCTACGTCTAGGGGCCGCGACGGGTCCAGGAGGGCAGGGTGTAACGCTTCCGGGCGGGTGCCCGCTCCCCTAGGGGATGGCGCATCTGTTACCGAGGGTTGCCTCATGGGTCTACGCGAGTTGAGGCCTTACGCCGCTTGAAACTTGAGCCAAAGATGAAACTTTTTCACTATTTGCCAGGCCACCGAACACCCCCTACTGTGTCCGTAACAGAGCGATGATCCCCGAAAGGTTGTGCTCCCTAACGCGTGATCCACGCCACACAGGAAAGGGGTGCGCACACACCCACGGTGTGTGCTACGGTGTGAACACAACACCGGAGGAGCACAACGACGAAATGTCACCGAAACTCACCGCACAGTTAGAGACTTAGGATAATTTCATGTCTTCCCCAATCGGCCGTAAGCCTCACCCTAACCCGGATATTGAGGACACGATTAAGGCCGTGTACGATGAAAATCTTACGCAGATTCGTACATATTCGGAGGCCGCCGAATACCTGGGAGTAAGCAAGAACACCATTGCTTCCCGTTTGCGGAGGGCTGACCTTTCAGCCCTTAGCGCGGTGCCTTACGAGGACTACAGTCCCGGCAACCTAGACCAGGAACATTTCCACGACCGAGAAAACGTCATGCTCCGCACCCTTGCGGAAGAGGCGGCGGGTATGCATCTTAGTAAAAAGCGTGAAAGGGAGCTTGAGCGCTTTAGGGCTAAGTCTGGTCCGCTCATCGTCGTGTATGACCCAGAGTTCGGGTTTTATTGGCGTAAGCGTCGAAAGGGGGAGGATTCCTGGCTCACCCAAGAGGACTAGTTGACGATCAACACTGCTTAACGGGGTCCCCGGCAAACCGGCCGGTGCGGCCCCTTTCTTTTACCCTAGAGACAAGTTGGTCGACAATGCCGAACAGTAGTTGAACGCGTTACCATACCGTTAACCCATGTGAAGGATGTGTGTAAAAATAGCGCTTGACCTGCGGGTACGCGAGGCATACGCTTTCTATACGCGCCGGAGGTAAGAGGGGGGTTAACCCCCGGTAAGCGTTTTACATCAGAGGGTTTTTAGGGCCCCTACAGACAGGAAAAATGCAAAGTGTCGCACGCTGTCGGCGCATGCTCTGCCATGGAAAAAGACCCTAGCGGAGGGGTCCGGTACCGGGCTATAAAGGTTGACTTTGAAGCCAAAGTAGAAGTTGGCTTCGATACAGACCATAAGCGCCTTTACGTCGCCCTGGGGGAGGATTGTGACTGGTCCCTTGCAGGCCAAACCATAAAGGGTAATGAGGCCCTTTTTGGGGAACCGGTTATTGAGGATGTTCGGGGTGACAGGTTGTGGTACGAATGGAATGTCTCGGAAGAATACATAGCCCAGTACTTCCCCCACGTGCGGGATAAAGAGGACGTGCCGCACGAGCACGCTATCCCCGATTTCTACGGCCTCCCCGGGGCCGCAAGTGAAAAAGGAGGCCATATATCGTAGCGCATAGAAGCGTTTCCCAATTCACGACCTATTCCAATTGCTCGGAGCGTTACCGGCTAGAGCGACTGGACAAGAAACCCCAAACTCCCGCCGGTTGGACGCTACAGGGTTTGGCAGTACATGAGGCTATAGAAGCCTGGGAACGCTCTAACAGAACAATGGACATGGCGGGCGCCACCGACGTTTACGAGTCGGCATGGCGCCTTCACCTTTCCCGCATGCTAAAGGATGAGCCGGACACTGATAAATGGATGACCGGTAATCCCCGCACTAAGGGTAGTGTGGACCTTAGCCGTAGATTCGGCCGAGGGGTCGAGCAACTAGAGCGATACATTGCTAACGCTCTAAACGATGGGTGGACCATTTGGGAAACCCCCGACTATGAGCCCGCAATAGAGTTGCCCTTTAAAATCTTCCTCGGTACTATTGAGGTAGTCGGGTACATTGACCAAATCAGAGAATACCCGGACGGCAGTCTAAGAATCGTCGACCTAAAGTCAGGGACTAAGATTCCCTCTTGGGACTTTCAGCTAGGCGTTTACCGCCTAGCGGTCCTAGAATCTTACGGAGTTGAAATCAACGAAGGTTCATTCCTTATGCTTAAGGATGACAAAGAAGTTGGTCCAACTGATCTCACACGGTATACGCACGAGCGTCTAACGGTCTGGTTTGAAGGCCTAAACCGTGGTGTAGAGTCCGAAACGTTCATCCCTAATGTCGGTGACCATTGCCGAATATGTAGTGTATGGAAGTACTGTTCAGCCAAGGAAAGGAACTAAATTGGATAACGAAAACGGGCGTCCCGAGGTAGCCTTTAATAGCGGTATCACGGTTACGGTAAAGGCTGGCCCCGGCTACGATGCCCCGTGGATCGTCATTCACGCCACGGACGCGGACCATGCAGACGCGATGATCCAGGAGGCGCAGCGTGTACGCCTCACGGAAAGTGTCGGTAACCTCCATAACGAATTTGCTGCCATCGAGTTGATTAAGCGGGAGCTGGGGGCTACGGAGGTTAAGGGCAACGGTCGAGCGTACGGGTCGTCGAACGGCGGGAACGGCGGTAGTCGGCCCTACAACGGCGGTGGAGGCGGTAACAGTGCCGGAGGTGGTGGAGGTGGACAGCAGGCCCCTAGCGGCCCCCCGCCTAACCATGACCTTGCGACCGAATGCCGTCACGGTGAAAAGAATTACGTGAGCGGCATTTCCCAGAAGACTAACAAGCCGTGGTTTGGCTTCGACTGCCCTCAGAACTATAAGCAGGGTGAATGTGCTAGGTTCGCTAAGGCCGGGTAACCGGTCTTTTTTTTACCCAAGAATGCACACCCCTAGGGTGTGTGCACGGAAGAAGGATGATTGCTTACCCTCGTACGGGCCCGCCAATTGGCAGGCAAAGCGGGTGAGCCTCTACCTACTGCATTCCCCGCCCTTGAAAAGGCGGGGGTGCATATCCGACGCGGACAGCTAACACTAATCGCGGCAGGATCCGGCACCGGTAAATCAGCATTCACGCTAACCGTTGCCAGCCGGGCAGAGGTACCCACCCTATATTTTTCCGCAGACTCCGACGCCTTCACCCAATACACGCGATTGGGTGCCATGCTTACAGAAACCCCCGTTTGGGCGGTTGAGAAAGATATGGACGCAGGCAAATCGGTTCACTACGATACACAAATAAATAACCTGGATTACCTACGCTGGGAATTTGACGCAGCACCAACGCTTGACACGTTGGATATGGACATCCGGGCATTCGGATACACGTACGGATGCTGGCCACAAATGGTAATCGTGGACAATATCAAAAACGTCTGGACGGAATCCGAAAACGAAAACAACCGCTACAGTGAGATTATCGATTACCTGCACGAACTAGCGCGTAAAACGGGCGCGGCGGTAGTCGCCCTCCACCACCTTACCGGCGAATACGACGACGGCATTAAACCGGCGCCTATGTCTTCCCTCCTGGGCAAGGTCTCCAAGATTCCGGCAATGATCCTAACCCTCCATAAAGAGGGGAGTTCGGATTTCGAGAATCTGAAACTTAACGTGTCAGTGGTAAAGAATCGCGGCGGAAAAGCCGACCCTTCTGGGCAATGGTTCATTACCCTTCCCGCAAATCTCGAATACATGCAGATCGGATAAAGGAGAAAACATGACTGAGAACACGCAGGTTATTGACCCGGTTAAGAACATCATGGTTAAGGGTGTCGAGACTCCCCGGGTTATCGATAACGGCGACGGCACGGTTACGTGGAACATGCAGCAGGCTACGGCCGCAACGCTTACGCGCCTGCTCCTGACCTCCCTCCTTGAGGGGCTGGCGTCCCAGCGTGGCGGGCGAGGGAAGCCCGGTAACGGCCTCTCTGACCTCCTCGGCGGGGGTAAGTTCTGACGGCCCCCCGTAGGGGCTACAGGGAGTGCGTCAAGTGCCACAGGAACCGCGCTGAACGGTTCTACACGAGCACTAAGGGAAAGGTGTGCGCTGCCTGCCGAAAGGGCAGGCAGCGTGCCTCCAGCCGCGATGCGCGGCTAAGGGCGACGTACGGCCTAACGAGCGAGGATTACCGAACGCTCTTTGACTACCAGGGTGGGGTGTGCGCGATATGCCTAGAGCCGCGCAAAACCAACCTAGCCGTTGACCACTGCCATAAGACAGAGGCTATTAGAGGCCTCTTGTGTCAACGCTGCAATGGTCACCTACTAGCCCGTGGGGCGAGAGATAGGCCGGAAGTGCTTAGGCGTGCTGCGGACTATCTAGAGAATTATCCGGCCGATAAGGCGCTAGGGCGCCGGTACACATTCGATAAACAGGAGGATAACGAGAATGGCTAAGGGAATCACGTACGGCATTTCACTTAAGGGAAAGCTTAACGAGGAAACGGGAGCGAACGTTATCTCCCTGGACGCCCTTAAGGCTTTCATCTATGAGGTACAGGACTCTATCGGTACCGACGACGACCCGTTTATCCGACTTGACTGGGACTCCCTCACCTACTCGTACGAGGAGAACTAAGCATGCCCCGACACAACGGCAACACGACTAAGGCCAGTAAGCGGCAGGCGCGTATCGACCGTGCCCGATTCGGCACGACTAACGATCCCGAGGAGTGGGAGCGTTACACGCGTCAGATGATGCGTGACTACCCGGAGGACTACTCCTCCTCCTGGACGAGTGAGACGGCCCAGGAGGGCCGCTACATGGGGGACTAATGGATCCGGTAGATAAGCCGTCCATTAAGGAATTGCTAGAGCACTACGACGCAGAACACGTCATTGACCGGGGCTCATGGGCCCCGGTTAAGTGTCCCTTTCACGAGGACCGTAGCGCTAGCGCGTCCGTAAATACGGGCCTAAACACTTTCAAATGTCATACATGCGATTTCGGGGGCGACAGTTTCGCCCTCGTTATGTGGAGGGAGGGGATTACAGATTTCCGTGGTTCCATCGAGTTCTGTCAAGGAATTCTTGGAGGAAGCTACGGCGGGATACAACAAGGCGGTAAAGGGAAACGCCGTCGCCGAAGCGTTCTTGAAGAAGAGGTTCGGGCCCCTGTGGCAGGACAGCGCTCGATTCTTTCGACTGGGCGTCGTCGACGACCCGTTGCCGGGTCATGAGCAATACCGAGGAATGCTAGCCATTCCCTATGAGGCCCCTTATGGGGTTGTGGGAATGAAATTCCGTTGCCTCCAGGACCACGACTGTAAGACAGTCCATAAGACCCGGTATCTTAACCCTGCCGGTAATGAGCTAAGGCTCTTCAATACGGCGGACCTATTCCGTAACGAAGAATATCTAGCAATATCCGAGGGTGAAATAGATGCGGTTACCTCGCATCTCGCAGGTATTCCTACGGTAGGCGCCCCCGGGGCGACTAGTTGGAAGCCTGAATTTACCCGCATGATCAGAGGCTATAAGGCGGTTTACGTGTACGCGGATAACGATGATGGCGGAACGGGTTTGGACAAGTTCGCGGAGCCTCTAGCGGCTCTAATCCAAAACGCTCGCGTAATTCTTTTGCCCGAGGGACACGACGTTAACTCGTTTGTTCAGGAAAACGGCTACGACGCACTTAAGGAGCTAATAGGTGTTTAGTCTTTTCGATGACGTGAATTACATTCCCACGGGGGAAACGGCGCAGATTACGGATATGCGCCCACCGAATTTCGCTAGTCGCTATTACATCACCTTCCCTGGTCAGCCTGGACTGTCCGGCCGTTGGGTTTCGGCCTCTTACCTCGGACTACCTGTCAAGCAGGCAGCACGAACGGCGGGGGAGGCCCTGGTAAAGGGTGAGCGGCAGAACGCTTACGGGGACCCTGACGTGTCCTTTAACCGAATCGCAAAGCTGTGGACCGCCCACCTCGGGACGGAGGTCACTAAGCGGGACGTTGCCCTAATGATGATCCTAATGAAAGTGTCTCGCGAAAAGAGCAACCATAAGGCGGACAACCTAGACGATATTGAAGGTTACGTTTACTGTGCCCGGATCCTTAAGGAGGACAGCTAATGCACTTCCCTAAGCAAGAGTTCGCTTGCGAGGAAAGCGACGGAAGCGATTACCTTACGGTGGCTGAAAGCAACTACGACACAGAGGCCGTTTACGTCACGGCCTCCGAGCACAACGGCGCCGGGGTCATGACCCACCACATTGGGTTTTTCCTCACCCCACGGGATGCCGTCGCCCTGGGCCTCCGGTTGGCCCGTGAGGGACTTGTCAAGGTTAGGAGTGAAGCTAATGGCTAACGAATGCCAGGAAACGCTTACAGTCGGACGTTACCAGTTGTGCTTTATCCGCTCTGGCGATAGCCAGTCGGTATCCATCCTCAATGAGCATGGCGAGGAAATCGCCTATGACGAAATCACCTACTATGAGGCCGCCGGTTTGGTCGACTTTTTTGAAGGAGCGTAATTGAAGCACGATGCCACTAGCCCGTATACCGTAGTCCTTATCCCCGATACGCACGTTCCCGAGCACCATACGGGCGCAGTTGCCAATATTGGCGCCCTCCTGGAAGAGGTCAAGCCTAAGGGTGTTGTCCATACCGGTGACTTCCTGAATCTCGACGCTCCCTCCCGCTGGTCTAAGGGAACCATTAATGAGTTTGCGGGGGGCGTACACGAGGAACGCGAAAAGGGTAAGCGTGTCCTAGAGTTTTGGCGCAGTAAGCATGACGGTTACTTTGGCCTCCACCTCGGTAACCATGACATCCGCATTAGCGCATATCTACAGAAGTATGCGCCTGCCGTAGCGGGCATGCCGGAATGGCAGTATGACCGCCTGTTGTCTCTGGACGATTACGGCATTGAGGTACGGGACAGTATCCACAAGGTCGCTCCAGGTTGGGTTACCACCCATGGCGACAACCGGGAAATTAAGATGACGCAAACGGCCGGAGGCACGGCCTATAACGCATCCGTCCGGTATGACCAGAACGTTGTGTGTGGTCACACGCACCGCGCGGGACTGGTCCAGACGTCCCACGGTTACGGGGGCCG